GTCTTATTAAATACTCGAGCCAATGAAGTAAAACCTCTACGATTTGGCTTGGACGGTGTTGCTTTGTAACCAATGCCAGATTTTGCCAATTTGGCATCATAAGTTGGAAAAGTGCCCTGTGAATTGGCACGAGGTAACCATCCGCTCAATGCCTGTGTGTTATCTGGCAGATATCCTTTAGCAGCCTTCACAATGGGTTTTAAGGCCACAGCAATTTCTTTAGGTAATTCTTTGCCAAGATCGGGAGCAAACTTGCGTAGAGCCTTACGGAGTTCAACGCCGCCTTTGACTGTTGCTGGCATCCTTGATCTCCTTTGCTTCGTCTTTTAGACCTTGCACCAATGCATCTAACATTGACTTGTCTAGCTCTAATAATTGCTGTGGCGCGATTCCCAATCTAATGCTTAGCCTAGCGATTAGATAGGTGAACGGAAAATCGCGCTTTAAGCTAAAGGGTCTGAATCAAGCACCTCGACACTTTGTAGTGTCTCAATGAAATCCATACCAAAAGGCTTAACAGATTCACCTGATCTGCGAGTGACTTCCCATGCCAACCAATAAACATCCGACTGCTTTTCCTCATCGCGAAAAGCCTTATGAAAACCCTTTTTAGCATATTGTTCAAACGAATACTCCACTGCTGGAGTAATCTCGCCTTCTAATACGCTTCCATCTGTACGAACGATCTTTAGTTTTGCCATGATTAGCCCCTTAATTTAATTGTTTAGAATGATCCTGTAGTTGCCACTGCAATTGTTGAGTTAGCAGTGAATGTAATTGATTGTACGCCAATATCGCCAACAGCACCATTGATGTCTGTTGTGTTATTGACTAGCAATGAAACAGTGTAAAGAGGATTTGTAGCAGAAACTGCTGTTCCCTTTGTCTGTAGGAATACAGCTGTGACTGTTGTTCCCCATGCTGCCTGTAGTGTCGCCAATACATTTGCAGATGCTGTGTCGTTTAGGAAATCAATTGTTACAGATGATGCTTCCAAGCCTTTAACAAACTTATGAGCTGTATCGCCCATCGCTGTGACTTCAAGCTGATCAAATGAACGGTTGATTGTTACTGCTGTGACATGGTCAGAAAGATCAACAGAGTTAATCTTAACGCCTACATTGTTATTCAGAAATACAGCCATTAGGATTATTCCTCGTCTTTCTTAGTAGATGCTGGCTTTGGTGCTGGTGTGCTAACCTGCCCGATTTTCTTCAGGAAGGCTTCGTTCTCTAGTTCCCACTCGGACATATTAACTCCAACTCGTAAGGATTGATACGGACATCTCACAGCTGAGCAGATCGCCTGATGCAGCATTGAGAATTCTTGGTGCGCTTATTGCACTTACATTATAGACCAGAGATGATGCCGCTAACTTGGCAAACACACCACAGACGATATCTTCGATACCGTTAAGGTTGCCTTCGTTATCAAACAATGGCACTGTCGTAATAATTTTAAAACTAGCCATAGGACTGATTGTGATGTGCTGATTATTGCTGGGTGTTAAATAAGGATCATCCGGAGATACGATCACAGAGTTAGCAAGAACTGTGGCAGGAGGAAAAGCAAAGACTTGATATTTTGTGTTATCTACTAGGGCGGTGGCTAAAGTAGTTCTAAGAGTGGTTATCGCTACTGGAGGCATTAGCCCACCATTGAGCGAGGGTCTAGCGCGTGTGCAATCAATCCTCGCACCTTAGCGAGGAGCTGTGCGCTCATTCGGTAAGGGCTTGGCTGGAAATCGACTGCGTTACTGCCAGAAAGGGTGGCTGTTCGCGCTTGCCAGATTTCAACAGATATCATAAGAGCTGCGTTCTGCACTGCTGGATCTGTAGTCCAGTCGGTCGTAATATCACCAGTAACTAGACCAGCAGGAGAAAGTGAATTTTTAAGTGTTGCAGAAACTGCGCTTATTGTGTAAGTAATTAAATAATCGCCGACTGCTGTTAAAGTCTTTGTGCCATTCCATGCAGATCCACAATTAGTAATAACTACAGAATCTCCAACAATAAATGGTTGGGGTGTATCAAAGTAAAGTGTGGCTGTCGTAGTTGTCTTTGAGTGTGCTACTGCAAAAGCTGAATTAACAGCAAGCATTGGAAGTAGGACTGCATCTGATGCGTCACAGACTTCCTGTAAAACGGCATCTGAATACAAAGTGCCTACGCCTAGTGTTGAGCGTAATTCTGCAACTGTTGTAAGTGCCATTTTTATCCTTTCATAAGACTCTAGGGAGTCAGAGGGCTACTGACCCCCTAGAGCGACTTAGTGAGTTTATTACGCCTTGTTGTTCTTAAATGCGCCTGCTCCGACCTTAGTAGCGATTGCTCCAAAGCCATAGTAGCCGATTGTTACCGAACCGTTTGCTGTTGATTCAGCGCGTAGGCGGTATGTTGGTGACTCATACCATGTGTATGCCTCTGGGTTGACAATGAGGATTGATCCGTCTGTGTCTGTTCCAGCTGCTGTGTTTGGTGTTACATAAAGGTTCAGACCAGCAACATTTCCTTGTAGTGCTGTTGGCAATACTGATCCGCCAGCGTTCATTGGGTTTGATGCTGTGTAGATTGGACGACCATTGTCGTTCAGTGTCATGATGTTTGACCACTGTGCTGTGTTGACGATCATGTTACGAGCGAATGGATTTGATAAACCAAGTGTTGCATCATAAACAGATGCTGCACCGCGAGCAACGATTCCAAGCAATGCTGATGCTGATGGGTATGTTGCTGTTGTTGTTGCGTCTAGTGTCGCACCTGTAATGATCGCTGCGTTGACTGCTGCATCTGTTGCTTTTGCGTAAGCTGCGCCCATATTGCGTACTAGTTCGTCAAAGAATGCTGGAGATGTGCGATCCAATAATTCTACTGAGAATGTCTGCTGTCCTGCATACTTCTTAACATCCACGGATAGGAAGGCTGAAGTTTGATTTGTATCTTGGAATGCAGCACTTTCGTTAGCAACTGCAACTGCTGGCATTTGTGTGATCTTTGGAATCTCAAATGTCATACCTGCATCTGGCAATACTCCGCGAGAGATTGCTTCGATTGATGGACGAATTGTTGTGCCTAGTGGATTGATGATTTCTGACAACTGGCGTGTTGGAACCAAGCCTGTGTTGTTTGATGTGTCATCTGCTGCGCGTAGGTACTGACGAGCATTCTCATCACCTAGTGCTGCACGGATTGTGTTTTCTGCATACTTAGCTGCTGTCAATTCGATGCGTGGCTGTGTGAAGTATGCTGCTGAAACAGTTGGGCGAGCAGCTTCGACCGCTGGTGCTTCAACTGGTGTTGCTTCGACTGCTGGAGTGGTTTCTTCCACGGTTGCTGTCTCGCTTTCTGTTGGTTGGGTTGATTCTTCTACAGCAGATTCTTCCGCTGCAATATCAGTAACCTGAGCAGATTTAAACGCTGGCTCGGTTACTAAACTGGTTTCGACCAAGCGAGCAGCAGAGACATAAGTCACGCCATCCTTGATCTTTGACTTTAATACTTCTGCTCCGATTGATAATCCAGATTGCAAACCTTCTTCTGCAAGAATAAGAGCTTCAGTACCACGCTGTGAACGACTTACTGAAAATACTGCGTGAATTGCATCTTCTGATTCGCTGAATGAAACCATTCGTCCTAAAGGCTTCTTTGTATCGTGTTGGCTAAGAAGTTTAATTGCCTTGGGATCTGGAATCGAAATAGATCCAGATTCGAAAATGACTTTGCCCATATTTGTTGATCCTGCTTCAACATTGAGAGGCACAATCTTTCCAGATACTGTGCGAGTTGCTGAATCTGCTGTCAGATCAGCTGAGAAGGTAACTATTTGATTCATTGCATACCTTGGCTTCCATTAGGTGTTAGGTCAGTCATTGCCATAGCCTGTTCTGTGGTAATTAGATTTAGGCTCAAAAGTTTTTCAATTACTGCTAGTTCTTCCATCGGATCAGTACGAAGAAAATTACGGTCGATGTCGAATTTGACAATGTTTCCGCGAGCAGTGATGTCATCCATTGATAAACGATCTTCAATTGCTGAAATAAATGGTTGTAGAGACAATGTCAAAAATTGCTTGCGCTCATCTTGAACATTCGCATAAGTCATTGAATTATTCGCATCTGCTGAGACATAATATGCAGGCACATTACATAAGCGAGCAATATCGGTGCTAAGGCTAAAAATCGCTTCGGAATACATCATGTCTTTTGGTGAAAATGATACTGGGTTATATTCAAGTGTTGATGTCAAATATGCTGTGCTGCGGTTATTGCGTGCATTTTTCCATGCAGCTAGTAATCCAGAAACTTCTTTAGGATCTAAATCCGCTCCAGTGTTTTTGATGTAACCAGTTGCCATAGGTGTGTTTGCTGCAATTGCTGCTGCCTTTTGGACATCGATTGCTGCGCGAATTGTTTGAACACCGGTATTTAAAATACCCGGAAGCAAAGATTGGAATGTGATTAAACTTCCAAGACCGTCATTAGGTAAAGTCATTCCGTCAACTGCATAAGACTTAACAAAATTGTTTGTGGTATCAAGTGTTGCAGTTACGCGATTGTTAGCAATCCATTCAAAACGAGATGGACGGCCATCCTCAGCATAAACTTCAACGACTTTCCAAAATGCTTGCGAATATAGAAGCAACGATTCAACGGTGTATGCAATCGTTACAGATCGTGGCTGTGAATATGAAGGTTGCTCTAACCAGACTGGTGAGCCAATTGTTTCATTGGTTGATTTTTTGTAAAGCTCCATTGGGATTGCACCAATAGTGCCAGCCAAAAGATTACGACATCTTTGTAATGCAGGAACGCTAAGAGCTTCTTCGCGACTTACATAGCTGTATTGAAAAGGCATTGCATAAGGTGAATACTCGCCAAGAACCTGCGGAGCAGACTGAGCTTGTAATTGTGGCTTTGACTCTAGGCCAAATGCTTGCAAAATTTTACCCATAGACATAAATGGTAGCACATGTCAAGTATTTGACAGACCATAGTCGGTGTGTCTAAGTATATATTTGAGGTTTAGCAACTGGGATCATCAATTTGGAAACGACCATTGCCAAGCCAATTGGTGCTGATATGTCACCAGCTGATTTTCTCTTAATAATTCGCCAAGCCGAATCGTTGACTTTAGCCGCACAATTATTCATCTGCTGGATCAATTCTGCCTGTCCATTGTGGACGACACGAGCATTGACAAGACCTTCCAACAAATCACCACAGGCTTTGTAGAATTGCTGGCCAGAGACATCCTCAACCATGACACCAGCATTGCTTAATCTGTCCGCAATTGTCTGGGTTGCGTATTTGTCAAAGCAAACTAGGCGCGGTTTATAAATATCGCACCAGCCCTTAATCGATGCCGCCATCTTTAGTTCATCAATAGCAATCTGAGAGCTGTAAGTCTCCAAGATTCCGATGCCAATCCTCCCATCTGGGAGAAGTTGTCCTGCGACCAATGATCCGTTCCTGCGTGAAGGACTGACATCGAAACCAAATACAGTATAAGCCCC